AAATCGGTTTAGTTTTTTTATATTTGAATCAATAAGCCAAGAGGGTAGGAGTTCTTGGGTTATTTAATGGTTTAAAAAACCGAAGCCAGTTTTGCACTCCTACGCAGACTGGCTTTTTTATTTTCAAAAAATGGCAAAACTTAAAATTTTAAACAAGTATGCTACCGTTCCAAATGAATTACTAAATGATTCGGTAATATCATTAAAGGCAAAAGGTATGTATGCTTACATTCAATCTAAACCCGAAAACTGGGACTTTTCTGCTGAAAGAATATCAAAGCAATTAAAGGAAGGTTTGCCAAGTGTTAAGTCAGCATTGCAAGAATTAGAACTTAATGGATACTTGGTAAGAAGAAGATTTCAAAATAATAAAGGCTTTTGGGAAGTGGAATATATCTTAAATGAAAATCCTACGATTCAAAATCCTACGGCGGAAAACCTGATAGCAGGAAAACCGACAGAGGAAAATCCTACGGTAGGAAAAACGACAAACAATAGTAATAAAGATTATAGTAATAAAGATTATAATAGTAATAAAGAATATAAAGAAAATCGTTTTGATAATTTTTTTGGAAGTAAAGAGATTACATTAAGAGAAGAAATTTTTAATAAATGGTTTCAGCATAAAAAAGAAAAAAAACAATCTTATACTCCAAGTGGAAAAAAAGAATTATTAAAAACTTGGGAAAATAAAAGTGACCAAGAATTAGAAATTGCAATTAATCATTCAATATCAAATAATTATTCAGGTATTTTTGAACCAAAACAACAACTTAGCAATAATGGAAATACAACTGAGAAACTCGGAACAAGTGCCGCAAGAATGGAAGCACTTAGGAAGTGGTAATGCAATAGCAATAAGACAAGCACAAAGCGCCATTACTTTGCGTGTAAGGAACGAAGAAGATATAAAGCAAGCATTACGTTACTCTATGCTTTTGGTTGGCTTACGAGGAAGCAATCTACCTACTGAAGAAGAAAAGTTTGTATTGACTAATTTTGTTAAGTCTAATTTTGGAAATAATACACCTGAAGAAATAAAATTAGCCTTTGAAATGGCAGTCGCTGGTAAGTTAAATATAGATTCTAAATGCTATGAGAATTTCTCTTGTGAATATTTTGGTAGAATTATGAGTGCTTACCTGGAGTATGCAAGACAAGAGATTAAAAACTTACCTAAACCAATAGAGCTAGTGAAAGAAAAGCCAAGTGACCAAGAATTAAAGAAGCAAGCAATTGACACGGCTAACGAGTATGCAAATCAAATTAGATTCTGCGAGAAGAACGATAAGAAGTTTAATTTTATTGCTGGAGGTCTTTCAATTTTATTCGATTATTTGGAGCAGTTTAAGATTCCAACGATTTCAAAGGAAGAAAGAATCGAACTTTGGAATAAGTATTCATCGATTCAGGATATTGAAGAAAGGAAAATGCATTGCAAAACTCAAGGTTATATTAAATTTGTCAATAGTTTAGTTACATTTGATTGTTATATTGATAATGATGGAACTATTAAACCAAACGAATAATGAAAAAAGTCTTAATAGCTTGTGAAGAAAGCCAAGCAGTAACCATAGCATTTAGGAAATTAGGCTTTGAAGCATTTAGTTGTGATATATTACCATGTACTGGCGGACACCCTGATTGGCATTATCAGCAAGATGTATTTGAAGTAATAAATAAAGGTTGGGATTTAATGATTGCGCATCCTCCTTGCACTTATCTTTCAGTCAGTGGAGCAAAACACCTTTACAATAAAGATGGCAGTCCTAACGAAGAAAGATATAATAATCAAAGACAGGCTTTACTTTTTGTTAAACAATTAATGGATGCCAATATAAAGCATATTGCAATTGAAAACCCAATTAGCGTAATATCGACTAAATTGTGCAAGCCTGACCAAATAGTTCAACCTTACTGGTTTGGAGATTCAGCAAGCAAAAGCACTTGTTTGTGGATTAAAAATCTTCCTAAATTAGAACCAACTAATATGGTAGACAAAGGACAGTTTAAAGAATGGATTGGCAAGAATGGTAAAACAAAAAAACAACCTATGTGGTATTATGAAGCATTGACAAAAGCAAAAACTACTGAAGAGCGTAGAGGATTAAGAAGTAAAACATTTCAAGGCATAGCAGATGCGATGGCTAATCAATGGGGAAACTATATTTTAAACCAATAATAAATATGAAAAGAAAACTAATTTATGGAACTGCGCTGGCATTAATTTGCTATGCTTATTATTATGCGATGAAAAATAATCGGACAATAGAAAAAAATAATGAGCCGAAGTGGGTATTCGGAATTTCCGAATCTGAGGATATTTACACGGATACGATAGATTTAAGGTTGTACACAAGTCATGGAAGATTAAAGTATAACGTTAAAGATAATTGACAAAAAGCATACAATTTGTAAAATATGTATAATGTTATTTATATGCAATAGGGTATAATATTGAAAATAATATACCTTTTATATGCACAAAGGTATAAAGTAAAGCTATAACTTGACAAATTTAAATAAAAAGTAAATCTATAACTTGTAAATGAGAAACGAACACGAACATAAGCTCCAGGTAGCAATTTGCAAATGGTTAGAATGGACACAAGACTTTTACTATTATGCGATTCCTAACGGAGGCGCAAGGCATAGGTTAGTTGCAATCAAATTAAAGATGGAAGGAGCAAAGGCTGGAGTTGCTGATATGTTTTGGATGGTTTCAAATAAGAAATGGAAAGGTTTATTTGTGGAAGTTAAGATTGACAAAGGAACTCAGCAACCAAATCAAAAAGCATTTGAATCAATAGCCATTAATCACGGGTATTATTATGCGATTGTTAGGTCTATTGAAGACTGCGAGAGTTTGATTCGGAGATTTAGATTGGATGAAATTTGAAGGATAATCATTTAAATGCAATCAAATGGATTACAATGAGAATACAACGACCTACAATCCAAGTAGTTATCGACTGCGCAACCTATCACGATTTAAATTATAGCCTTGAAATAAACCTAAATCGAATCAAAATGGAAAGCGGTGCATCGTACCCAGCATATCGACAAACAAAAAAAATCAAGGATTATTTGGAATTGCACAATCTTTAATGTAAACTTTGCACATGGAAAAGATTAATTATCAAGGAGTTATAAAAGAAGAGGTCAATCATCCTGAGCATTATCAGGGAAATGGCATCGAGGTCATTGACATAATTGATGCTTTCGACCTTAATTTTAATCTTGGCAATTCGATTAAGTACATATTAAGAGCGGACAAAAAAGGATTTAAAAAGAAAGATTTGAGTAAAGCAGTTTGGTATTTGAATCGGGAACTCGAAAAGTGGAAAGGTTAATCTATGAAGCCATTGCGGTAGGAATTATCGAGGTGGCTTTTATCGTTTATTTTGTTTTTGAAATAATCAAAAAATCAAAAGAATGACCAGGTCGCAAATCATTGAGGAACTTTATAATTCAAAGGAGATTAAACAAGCCTTGATGAAAATGCACCCCGCAAATTTAAGGGAAGAACTCAAGCAAGAAATGTTTGTGAATCTTTGCTCAATAACTGAAGACAAATTTTGGTCGATTTACAATAACAACGGAAGCAACGGATTGAAGTTTTGGCTTGTTAGATGTATGCTTAATATGATTTATAGTACTGGAATGAATCAGCCATTCTTTAGACACTTTAGAGCCAAGTTTGAATCGATTGATGGTTTAGAAGAGTTAGTGCATATTGAGGATGAATCTAAGGATTATAAAGAAAAGCTATTTAATCGGGTAGAGGTAGCGAGAAAAGAGTTAAGTTGGTACGAAGATATGCTTCTTGATACTTATGTCGAATTAAATTTTAATCAAACTGAGATTTCGAGAAAGACTGGTATTCCGTATATGTCAATAGTTAAAACGATTTCAAACATTAAAAAGAAAATAAGAGATGAAGCCTGATGAGAAAGCAAATAGTATTCTTTTAAATTCTTTGTACTTTTGTGGAAACAAGGTATTTGCTAAAGAACTTGGATTATATATCTGCGAGTTGATACTTCAGCAAAAACTAAAGGCAGATGACCAAGCATATTGGAGTTTAGTTAAGGATGAAATTTACCAAACAAACAAATGATAACTATAATCGCAGCCGTTTCTTTTGCAGTCTTTTTTACGATGACTAATTTGTATCAGTCATTTGGACTAAACTTCAAACCGTTTAGTTGTACTCCATGTCTAAGTACCTGGAGCGCCATCGTTTTAATTGTCATTCCTATGCAGTTCCAAGAATGGATTGCAATCGTATTTAGTTCGGGGATTTTAGGAGCAGTCATTTTTAGATTAATAAACAAACTATGACCGAGCAAGAGATAGCATTTATAGAAGCAAATATTATAAACTTTGAAGCAGTCGCTTTAGGGTTTACTAAAAATATTGAAAGGGAAGTACTTGAAGAATATTCAACCCTATATCGTAAATATGTCAACAAGGATTTTAACTTCAATTCATGGTGTGGCTCTTGCGTATTTGATATGCTTAAAAGATTATCCGCACATTACGAAGGAATAAAGTATATTGCAAAAATCAACCAACCAAAACCAAACGATGTCCAAACTAAGAATCTGCGCAGTCGGAAGTAGACATTCAGGAGTCACTTACCATCGCCTTGCGTTACCATTATCAGTGATGAAAAAGGAGTATTGTATTATCACGGATACAATGACCGAAGAGATGCTGATTGAAAAGGCGATAAACGTGGTCGTGGTTAATCGATTTTGTGAATTGATACCATTGCCCGATTTATTAAAATGGAAGGCTAAACTTGGCTTTAAATTGGTTGTGGATATTGATGACTATTGGGAACTATTTAGCCAGCATTTATCTGCGCCTACCTATCGGTCATTAGGAGTGACTCAAGTAATTAAGAATTACATCAAAGTGGCTGATGTCGTTACGACAACTCACAACCGATTACGGCTTGAGATTATTAAGATAAATCCTAACTGCTATATTCTGCCGAATGCCTTACCGTTTGACCGTGACCAATTTACTGCGGTAAGAAATGTAAACGAATTTGTTAACATTGCGCACACGGGTAGCATTACTCACTTTCCTGATATGAGGCAGTTAAAGAATCCGATTAGAGAATTAGCCAAGTCTAAATCTTTTAAAGAATCGACACGGATGCTTCTTTGCGGTTGGAATAAAGCAAACGAGTTTCATTGGAAGCAGATGGGCGATTGGTTTACTGCTGGAGAAAGATTAAACCACAAGATACTTGAATCGATGCCAGTAGATTTGTACATGAATTTCTATTTGGAGGCTGACATATTACTTGCTCCATTGCTTGACAATAAATTTAACCGATTAAAATCGAATCTAAAGGCATTAGAAGCTGGCGCTAAACGGATTCCATTGATGGCAATTAAAAGAGCGCCTTACGATGACATTCCAACGGTATGCTGGGTTGATAATTGGGAACGAGATATTAAACGAATGGCATTCTCAAAACAAATGAGAACGGATTTTGGAGAATCAAATGCTGAATATGTCCGTGAGCATTACGATTTATTTAAAATTAATGAGGATAGATTTGCTATTTATTCTAAACTAATAGAATAATGCCAGTAATAAAATGTTTAAACGGGAAATATAGGATTGGGAATGGCGCTTGTATTTATGAAACGGAAGAAAAAGCGGAAGAAGTATGGACTGCGATACGGATAAATATGGCCGATAGCTATAATGATTATCCTGATTCTGCGGTTAATAATGCTAAGAGAGCGCTTAAATATGTTGAAGAAAATGGTTGGGGAAGTTGTGGCACTCCAGTAGGAAAAATTCGTGCTAATCAATTAGCAAATAGGGAAAATATTACAAGAGATACGATTGCAAGAATGGCTTCGTTTAAAAGGCATCAGCAAAGTAAAGATGTTCCCTATGGCGAAGGATGCGGAGGCTTAATGTGGGATTGTTGGGGAGGTACTGAAGGTATTGAATGGGCGATAAGAAAATTAGAGCAAATAGATAATCAAAAATAAATATGAATAACTTTTATCATGGTGGCGCTACTGGAGATGTCATTTATTCTTTGCCCACTATTAAGGCATTAGGCGGAGGTATTTTTAATGTACAATTACCCGACCATTTATATGACACGATTTTGCCATTATTAGAATCTCAGGAATATATTCACGAAGTTAAAAAAGGCAGAGAATTGACTGGTACAATATATAATTTAGATTTATTCCGTTCAAATATAGATTTACATTTAACTCATTTAGTACAATTGCATTTGCAAAGTTTTCAGATTATAGATGAAACTTGGAAACAAGGATGGTTAAAAGTTGAGCCAATAAAATCAAATAATAGTTTTATTAATATAACTCCAAGATATCAATCTCTAACTACGGATTGGATTAAAGAAATTAATTTTTTAAAAGACA